AAATGTATATATGTGTAGAGGATGATGGTTCTTGCAAAATAAGTTGCACAGAAAACTATCAACCTTATATTGATTGGATAGAAGCTGGAAATACACCAGAGGAAGCTGATTAATTAACCTTTTCGTGCATTTGCCTTGTCATTAAGCCCATAGTGACGTAGAGAGGGGATAGGGCTAGAATAAGCAGTAATACAAGTACACTTGAAAAAGATAGTGCTTTCAGTATCGCAAATTTAATCATGTTTCAAAAAATTGCTAATATTCTTAGCATAGTTTCATTTGTAATGGTAGCTTCCATGAGTGGTGGAGCGTACTTTGCTTATAAATACTTCACATCAGAACAGTTTAAAGCAAGAGTTATGACTGAAATCATGGGAAATGTACAAACATTGATGCCCAAGATATTAGATAACACAATGCCTGATATGTCTGGCCCTGCTTTACCTATTCCGAATAAATGAACTGCTGGCACTGTAATACCGAACTAATTTGGGGTGCTGATGCCGATATAGAAGAGGACTTTCAACCTGTTCTATACCAAGAGTACTCAATGGTCAGTAATTTCTCTTGTCCCAAATGCGACTCATATGTAGAAGTTTACAAAAGAAGAGATGCTTACGACTAATGATCTTTGGTTTTATAAAAAAGCTAATAAAATATTACATTGATAAAGTAATTACTTGGTTACGAATGCAAAGATTTAACTTAGAACTAGATAATGACATAAAAAAGTATCACGAAGAAATGGATAAAAAAGTCGAAAAACCAAAAATTATAGAAAAAGGTACATTTGGAGAAGATGGTTGGTCTATTTCTATTGGAGATGTAAAAGATGGAGATTCGTGAGATAAAAATACCAGAGATCCCACAGATCAATGTCAATACTTATATTTCTACTCCACTACCAAAACTGAATGTACCTTTACCAAGCTTAGATTTACCTGGATGTGTCAAAACCCATAAAGATGCAAGTATAAAAAATACACAAATAATCGAAGATGATGTCAATGGAGCGTTTTATAGCTGTCCCGAAGGCAAGATACCTTCTTTCGTTCCAATAAATTATGACAGGAGAAGAATCGAAATTGTAGAGCAAAAGCAGGAAAAAGCTGCCAAAAATGCTGATATTCCAGAAGCTACGACACCTGAGATTCCTGATATTCCAAAAGAAAAGGAAACTATAAAAATAGAACCCTGTCCAGGAAAGAAAGATCAGCGAGTTGGAGATTTTCGTAACGAAAAAAGATTAGAGCGTGTCATCGGACATGAAAGAGGTGATGATGGGATTGAGTGCATCACTCTATATGAAGACGTTGCTTTTGTGGATCAATACATCCCAGAACCGAGCACTATTGTTTCTACT